CACATTCCGGACAATAGATTAAAGCCATGCTGTCTCCTCCCACAAATCAGCTTAAATGCAATGCACCAAAATCAAAAGACTTAAACGCGTTATGCAACTATGCTTATCAGCAGTACCGGTTTCTGTTTTTACTTCTCTGCGCATACAATCCTGGAGCACATAAAAGTGCAGAAAACCCGCATAAAATGGGCACTTTCTGCACTTTTATTGTTGCTATAAGTTGAGTCATTTTTGGTTGAAAATCGGCTGATTATCCTGGTGTAGTACACTTTTTATAAATGCACCAAGAATGAAAGTGTACATAGATGTTTAGTTTCTGGATTGATTTTGTCATTAATACTGATACAGGAACAAGATCATAGCCTTATCTTTTTTCTCCTCTACCGGTATCTCCTTCCATTGATACCTGTATCCTGTAACCACCACATTATAGTCTGTCCATAATTGCAAGCGAGCATTCCCGTTCATACTGCAATACAAGGTTATCGTAGTTAAAGAATTTAACATACTTAACAATTCTGCTATACATGGATCGCTCCATGAGAGAATCAAACTGTCTGTGTCTGCTTTCATCAGCAATAATATAAAAGTCAGCTCGAAAATCCTGTAGCTCATAGAATTTATCCAGGGAATTAGAAATATTTGTAGAGTGCTCTACCTCATAAAATCTGCAAGGCATTTTTCTCTCATTAAACCAGATTACATCCACCGTTTTAGCTCTACTTGCAATGCTTTCATAAGTAAACGGTGGCAGCTCCGGTTCTGTTGTTATTTCAGATAAACGTTTTTCAAGAAACCGCTTATTCTTATCCTGATTTGGTACATATGTCCTGTAATTATGCATATTTCCAAGTTCAACAATTATGCCTTGATAATAAGAATGAGTAAAAGCATCTTCACTAGCTTTATTATTTTCCTGAATATCAAGTTTTCTCAGCACTTCATCTTTGAAATCCGTAAGTGCCCAAAGTCCTGGTTTGATTCTAAAAAACTCATCATTAACCTGCACAATTCTCCTAACACTTGCCTGTGGAGTCTTAGTTTGCCATGTACTAAAATCCATCAATCGATTTAATTGTTGAAATGTCGCATACCCACCATTGTTTCTCATGGTCTCAATGACCTGTTGTTTCTGAGTCATAGACATTCCTCCTATCCGAAATACTCCTGCATAAGGCTGATAAACAACGTCTGTTTCTTGTCTAAGCTTTCTTGTATTACAGCTCTTTAATTTATCAACTTGCGCAACAAAAGAAATATAGGCAACGATTTATTTCAAGTTTTTACATCGTTCCATCTGTATGTTTAACTTGTTTAAGAAATCAAAGCACAATTACAAATCAAAAATAGTCAGTTGTGTTTCTTTACATGATTTTACATCGCGCACTTTTATTACATCTTCTTTACTTATTTCGCCAAAAAGCAACGGAGAATTTGGATTATGTTGAGAAGAATTTCTCGTTACATTGCTTTGGCTATAGTTGGCATAGCAATAAAGACAACCATGCTTGCAAGTGTTATATGAACCAATGTCGATACTGGCAATACAGCCACATTCGGATCTCTGATTTTGATCTTTTCCAATCTTCAGCTTACAATCACCAATTTTTTCAAAACGTGCTTTATCTATACAACATGCATGAGATATACCTAAAGATTCAAGATTAATCTTCTCAGCACATGTATCTATATAGATCCCATAATCTGCAGCAATACTTGCAAATCTTTGCATTATTTCATATTGCTTGTCTATAGAATCATCATCGATATTTAATGGTCTAACATTACGTTCTGTATTTTTATATCTGTCCAAAAAGCTTACAGTACATTTTTCTGTATAAGTCGATAGTTTCGAAGCTAATACACGAAAGTATTTGCAATGATATTCCATTGTATAGCGATCATTGAAAAAAATTGGATCATATCTCCATATAATTTTCTCTTTACCAATCATCCTGGAAAGCCGTTGAAATGCCGGAATTATGACATTATTCTTTGAGGGGAGGTTGGGTTCAACATCTCGATCATATGCGGTTAAAGTAAATTGAAAATAATAAGAATATTTCTCAATCTGAGCTAATTGGTTAAGCATGGGGGATGGATTTTTTGTCCAAAATACAATACCATCTACCACATCAGGGGATAAACTAATCTTACTTACCTGATGAATATTCATAGGATTGCGAACTAATACGTATTCCTCTCTTAATCTGTTCAACAGCCATTCCGAATAAAATGCAGGAAGATCGGTTCTTCGGCTCGCAGAAATAATCATGGTTAAATCTCCTAATAAACTTCTATAAGTAACTGTGCACTTGAGCAAAAGTGCCAGGGCTGGTATATATTTTCATATTCTTCAGGTATCTCGAAAATAACATTCTCCGAAGTATGCTTTATACCATATCTTTGTGCTGAATTTACAATATTACGATCAAAATAGAACTTTCTATATGTGCCATGAAAATCTGATTTCTGAAGATCATCTACTAAATCTATGAAGAAATCTCGTCCTCGCCTGAAACTATTAACATCATTGATAAGTATTACCATGGGACTATATTCTTGTTTATTTCGAACAATCCCTTTGATAAGTTTTTTGAAAAAATCATTAATCTGTAAAATCTGATCTGTGTTATAAAAATGCGATATTATATATTGCAAAATAACAACATTTGCATCAGCAATATTGAGTTCATCAGAAATAACATCACAGTATTTAAAACTAGTTTTTTCAACAATTGGTGACTTGTATAGAGAGATTTGCTCATGAATATGTTTCCAGCGCTCATTAACATCAATACCAAGATAGCTAATCCGTTTCTTTTGTGAAGATTCCTGACAAAATCGCTCTAAAGCAATAAGATCTGGACACGCTCCGCACCCCAATGATAAAACATGGTATTTTTCAATCGTGCTTAATGCTTCACTCCTTCTCATCAGATAAAGCATTTCAGATGCATATTTGGCAGTGTAATCGCAAACATAAAAATTTATCATGCGGTCACATTCGTAATCTCTCCATCCGTTCGGATGTCTATAAGGATAATGAATCTCCTCTAAACATTGTTTACAGTTTCCACACTTCACACTGGGGCAGCCTTCAAAATGACCACATTCTTCACATTTTGCAGAAATATATTGATTGTGACAAAAGTCAATTACATTTTCAAAAAGAGTTTTATTCTGCTGCATTTATTGTCTCCTAAGATCAATCCTTCATTCGCATTTTTATGCAGAATACTGTTTATAATTATCTACTTGTTTCATAATCTCGTCGTAGGCGTCGTCGATTGTTCTCGGCGGATAACCATGCTTTTTCAGCAGTTTTGCCACATCTGCATACAGCTCATCCTTGACATCCTGCCTGTTGGTCCAGTCGGTGTACTTGGACTTGTTGCCCACGAGCTTCTGGATTTCTTTTGCGAGGAAAATGTATGTATCCTCGGCCAGTTGATCCTTGAACCTATATTTCTCAGCCACAGCGATGAGAATGTCATAGAAGGCTTTTTCCTCATAGGTGATGTCCATTGCCTCAAACGACTGCTTCTCTTTCTTCAGATCAGAGAAGATTTTCTCAAGCTCCTCGCTGAGATTGTCCACAACGTCTTCAATAATATCTTCAACATCACTGATGGTATTCCGGGAATTATAACGGTCAATAACGTTCTTCAGTTTCTTTGAAAATTCAATAGCCTTCAGGCGATTCGTTTTTCCGAACTCCTTTATTGCACGTTTCAACAGCTTTACCAAGGCTTGATACTTTGTATTCGGATAGGGTATCCGTTTTAGCTTTTCTATAAACTCGTCGCTGAAAAGCATCTGAATATCGTCAGTGGGCTGCTCGTTGAAATTGAATGACTTTCCGCTGTAAGTGGAACTTATTGCTTTATCGACCAACTCGGCCACATGCTGGTTCATCAAAGTCGCATCCGGCGTATCACCAGAGGTCATTTTGAAGATAACAGATCTCACGCAGAGGAAGTAATGCAACTGTTCGACCTCATGCGCCGTTATTGCATCGTGGCCAATACAAACATCAAACGCCTTCTTGCAGCGCAGGGTAAATCCCATAAAATTATCTTTCCGGGCTTTCTCTGCAAGAACATATTCAACGCCTTTTTGAATGATCGTCAGTCTCTCAAGCGGAGAAATAGTCTCCGTGAAGAACGCACTATAATCGTACCCGTGCATCAGCTCTATGATCCGATCCAAGAAATCTTTGAAAACAACCAGCGAGGTATCAACGCCATTTATAGGTGTAATGTCGCCGTTGTAGAGTTTCATGGCAGTCAGGATTGCGCCTTCAAGCCCAATATAGTCGACGATGAGACCTTCCTTCTTGCCTTTAAACACACGGTTTACACGGGAAATCGTCTGGATCAGATTGTGGGTCTCGACAGGCTTATCCAAATACATAGTGTCCATCGAAGGAACATCGAATCCGGTGATCCACATATCGACAACGATTGCAATTTTCAGGTTTGACTTATTATCCTTAAATGCCCGTGCATAGGCTTTACGGGTCTTCGAGTCACCGATAACTGCCGTCATCTCAGCAGGGTCATTTTTGCCGTTAGTACAGACGAGCATGACTTTTTCGATTTCGATGGAGTCTCTGTCAATGGCGGTGCCCTCATACTCCGGAGCGCATTTACGCTTAACAAACCACTCTGGTCGCAGGGCTTTGATCTTGTTATAGACGGTCCACGCTATTTCACGGTCATAGCAGACGAACATGGCCTTACCATTTACCGTGGCATGTTCTTCACAGCGTTTTTCATAATGCCAAATGAAATGACGAACCACGATATCGAGACGGTCCGAATTGCCGAGAATGATCTTCAGGTTGGTCATGTCTTTCTTGGACTTCTCGATCTGGTATTCGTTTGCACCAGCTTCTGCCTGCAAGCGATAATACTCGTCACAAGCCTGTGCCATTTTCTCATCCAGCTGAACTTCACGAGGACCGGGCAGACGTGCAATTCCGACTGTAGAGCCATCATCAAGGGACTGTTTCATTGTGTACTGAACGACGACTTTTCCAAATACTCTCAGTGTGGCGTCAACCGGTGTTCCGGTAAAGCCTACATAGGTGGCGTTCGGGAAAGAGTCTCTCAGGTACTTTGCAAAGCCATATGTCTTTTTGGCATCGCTCTTCGAGATAACATATTTGGCCTCTGTATTCGTCTGGGTACGATGGGCTTCATCGGAGATACAGATGATGTTATTTCTCCGGCTAAGAAGGCTGATGTCCTCAGAAAACTTCTGAATCGTCATCAGGTAGATGCCACCGCTCTCAATATCAGCCAGCTTTTCAAGGAGTTTCTTCCTGTTTGCGATACTTACAGAGTTCTCATCGACGAGATACTCTTTTGCGTTTTCAAAATCATCCGAGAGCTGTTCGTCCAGATCATTTCGGTCAGTCAGCAGGATAATGGTCGGTTTATGCAGTTCCAAAGACATCGTGAGTCTCTTAGCAAGAAACAACATCGTATAGGATTTGCCGCAGCCGGTCGCTCCCCAATACGTACCGCCTTTGCCGCTGCCGGTTCCATATTCCTTGAGAATGTTGGCATACATTTTCTCTGCGCCATAATACTGGTAGTACTTTGGCAGGATCAAGAGATTGTTGTCACTGTGGTCCGGGAAATAAACATAGTTGTGAAAGATGTTCAGGAGCGTCCTGTGTGCGAATAATCCACTGATAAGGACGTGAATCGAATCGATACCGTCTGCATTGTTGTAGTCCTCTCCGTTCGTTGAGTTCCACTTGAAGTAAAACTCATAGCTACTAAACAGAGAGCCATATCGGGTGTTGGCTCCGTCGCTAATAACATTGATAAAGTCAAACTTCATCAACGACGGGATGTCCTGAGAATAGCGAATGTGCGTCTGATCGTAGGCGTCAGCAATCGAGACTGTCTCATCTGCTGGATTCTTCAGTTCAAACACCGACACAGGGATGCCGTTAATAAACAGAACTATATCCGGACGGCGATTGTGGTACTCCTCAAACTCGAACTGGTTGACGGCCTTAAAGATATTGATTACCTCGGCGTCCGGGCCGAACTCAAAGAAGTCGATAAACTGATCGGTGCCGTCATCTCGGTGAAGAACATACCCACGGGAAAGCAGTTTGTACGTCTCTTTCATGGATCTGTACAAGGACTGGTTCGAGTAGCTGGTGATATAAGAGATCAGGGTGTGCAGTTCATCGTCCGAGAAGTAACCGTACTTCCGATTCAGATATTCCTGAAAATCCGTCAGAAGGATTACATCGTCCTTTTCACGATGAATGTCATATCCGCATTGGTAGTCCCACCCGCAGTTTTCAAGCAGCTCAAGGACGGCCAGTTCATAGTCGTTTTCATAGTATTTGAAATTCGCCATGTCATTGTCTTCCTTCCTCAATTGATCCCCTTACCAGTATTGGGCAAATATTCTTCTGCATTTTATATAAACGGTCAGCTAATTGTTTGCGGCTTGCACAAGAACGAAAAATATTTACAACACTTTGCTGAACGCGAACAGACGGAATTGGTATTTCCAATCTACCTAAATCATCCCATGTTATTGTTTCACGAGCGCTTCCCCAGGAGTTATATCGAGCATATCTATCAAACTCCGGTCTGCGAAGAAACATGAAAAGATAATCTGGAAGGAGGTCATTCTTCGCTTCTACTTTGATTTCAAAGGTAGTTGTAATTGAAGAAACAATATAACTGTCTGAAGTATCATTAAAAGCCAGCGAGATTTTATCGCCGCGCCGTGAGGTGTCAGCCACATAAGCAAATACAGTAGGTCTAACAATTTTATAGTTATGGAGAGAAACTCCATTCATGTTGGCCTTCGTTGGAATAAACTCTTTCTGTGTTGTAATACCCCGTACATCATCGAGTGTGAATTGTAAATCCCCGTTTCTCTCATCAACTTGCTCAATAAATGGTGCGATTGCCTTTTTCGGAACACTGTTCAACAGGTACTCCATGTAAAGGTCACAGGTTTCTTGCATTTTCTCAGTCCCACAGGTCATCGCATCGAGGTTCTCTTGTAAACCGTGATATATATCTGCAAACCGTTGTTGGACCGGGATGTCTGGCAAGTCGATAAGGATGTCGCAAAACACGTCCCAGTCAAGATTCGAACGAATGCTTCCGTCACTTAAGAATGCACCATACCTATCCATTTCTGAAGACTTAAAAAGCATGAATAGATATTCTGGGAGCACATCCTCAGATATGACATTAAACGTCGAATATGCTGGCGAGATAAGTGCATCGAAATCTAAATCATACAAACCAATTCTTATGCACATATCACGGCCTGTTTGCATTCCACTGAACACAAACATTCCCTTTGAGATGATCTTATACTTCTTTCGATCAAGTCCGTCTGTTGACGCAACCGTCGGCATAAATTCCTTATCCTTATTAATTCCATAGAAAGGCAAATCAAGATCATCGGTATTCTTTTTGTTGTTAAGAGCAATAAGGTCTCCTATCCGTCTTTTATTCAATCCCATAGCCAATCCCTTCGAATGCAGCACGGAGAACATCTTGCGAACGGTGTTCCTCCGCCATAATGTCTTGCATTTCCGCTTGGATATGCTTCATTTCTTTCTGAAAGTCTATAGCCCTGTCTCTATTAACGAATTCGATGTATTTTGACGGAACCAGACTCCAGTCCTTGCTTCTTATTTCGTCCAATGTGGCTGAATAACAGAACTCAGGGATATCATGATATAGCTTTTTCCATTCAGGAGATTGCCAAGCGAACAATGTTGAAGCTATCTTGCGTTTGTCCTCCTCTGTCAAAAGCACGTATCCGTCTTCATTTGCTTTTCCATCCCCGAGCATTCTGGCATCAATGAACAATATTTCGTTTTCACGGTCCCGGAGAACAACTTCTTTGTCATCTCGTTTCACCTTCTTACTTTTTTTGTGATTTCCAACAATCCAGAGGGTGACGGAAATATCCGTTGCATAGAACATTTCCCTCGGTAGCACGATGATGGCCTCAACCTTATGGTTTTCAATAAGCTGTTTCCGGATCTTGTATTCTTCAGAATCCGCACCAAGAGCACCGTTGGCAAGAAGGAAAGCAGCGGTGCCGTTGTATGACAGACGGGCCAGCATGTGAAGAATCCATGCGTAGTTCGCATTACTTACAGGCGGCACCTCGTATCCGTCCCAACGGCGATCATTCCTAAGCTCGTTTTCAGTTCGCCAGTCTTTGAGATTGAAGGGAGGATTGGCAAGGATGAAATCCGCACGAAGATTTGGATGCTTGTCCGAAGTAAAAGTAGAAGCATCCATATCGCCCAAGTCGCAGTTCAGCCCACGAATCGCAAGGTTCATTCTGGCCAGTTTGTAAGTCTTGTCGTTGGACTCCTGACCGTAAATTGTGATGTCTTTCTTATTGCCTTTATGCCGCTTGATGAACTCTGCACTCTGTACAAACATCCCACCTGAGCCGCAACAAGGATCATACACCGACCCGGAGTAGGGCTGAATCAGCAGGGTCATAAGTTCGACGATATTGCCCGGAGTGTAGAACTCACCTTTCTCGGATTTTGCGGCAATACAGAATTTTCTGAGGAAGTATTCATAAACACGACCGATCACATCGTCAGACTCTTCTTGCGAATACTGAATGCGGTCGATTTCATCAATCAGTGAAGAAAACTTTGACGGTTCAATATGAAGAGTGATGTAAAATCCAATGGGAAGAGCACCCTTCAGCATGGGATTATTCTTCTCCATATTGCGGAAAGCGTCATCAATGTAGGTAAAGATTTTATTCGACTTAGAATTATCCTTGATGTAGTTCCAACGGTCATTCTCCTCCAAGAAGAACACGTTGTCCTTTGAATAAAAGCGTGGATTATCAATAAAGTCTGCTGTGTCCTCGTCAGCAAGAAGCTTATCTCGCTGTGCATTGAACTTATCATAAGCAAAGCGCAAGAACAGCAGTCCCAAAACGACATTCACATAGTCAGTAGCAGTTACACTCCCTCTTAATTTATTACAAGCATTCCACAGACCCGCCTCAAGGGACACCTGTTTTTTTTCTACTTTTGCCATAATCACCTCTCCCTACCATACATTTTTTATTGTACTGAGCATTAATGCGCAAAAAACTTGCCAATACATTTTATGAATCTCAGCTGCCTTATCTTATTAGTTTTTCAAATACTATCAGCCCTTCTGGATTCTCAATTTTCAAAAACCTGAGTAGCAAACTATGCTTTCGTGCTTTAAATAATGGTTCATTAAAAACCAAATCTACTTGCTTAATATAAGATTAAAGGAAATCTATTAAACTACCTTCATAATTCACAGGTACTTTACTTACTATAATAAGCTTATCAGGAGGTATCATAGATTTAATACGTTTCTGTATTTGTCCGGTCGCAATTGAATATCGCGTTTGATTAAATATATATTTTTCTCCATACCTTTCAAGAATGGGTGTCCAATAATGGAGGTATTGATCGCATTTAACATGCCCATTACCTGCATCACCCTGATTGAGATCCTCTTTCAAAAACAGGTTTATCAATTCAATTTGTGTCATGTGAGCCATAATAATTCAACCTCAGTTTTCTTTCGTGTAATTTTTTCTCATCATATTCCTATTCTTTTTTGAAATCTGGGTTACAGGATATCTTGTCGTATTCCCTTACCTCCAGTAATTTTTGCATCTTATAAACCTTTGCCTAACACACTCATAAAAACTCTTTTTGCTATTTTGTTCTTTACCACAGCATAATTCCCTTTCTGTGCCAAAAAACGTACTAGTCTTATCCTTCACGAACTATTTCCATTATGTCACACACATCACAGTCCAATGCGAGACATATCTTTTCAATTATTTCAGTGGTTACATTTTCACATTTACCTAATTTAGCCATAGTAGCGGCGCTGATGTTACTCATCTCCATGAGATCTTTCTTCTTTAGTTTTCTATCTATTAATAACTTCCACAGCTTGTTATAACTAATCGCCATTCTCTGTTTCTCCTGACTTCAGATCTTTTTTATTCCATGACCTTCCAAACAGTTCATTACCACCCCTTGACAGGCTCAATACAGTATTTTCTTTAAGAATATGCTGTGATTCAGATGTAAAAGTTTCTTGTCTATCAAGAGCAATAAAAACCTGCTTGCTTGTTTCAGAATACAGTTTCAAAATACGCTCTACTGCTTCTATTTCTATTTCTTTTAGCAGCAGCGAGTCATGCACTATTACTGGTATTCTTGTAAGGTGAAGCGCAGCTAAATCAAACACAATCAAACCTTTGTACTGAGTGCCTGTTCCACCATCATTCGGTGTTGTGAACGAATATCGACTTGAATCTGGAATCCTTAAAACAGGTGAGTAGTATGTATCATCATAAATATAGCTATTGATCTTAGCCATCTCATCATTTATTTCTTGCTGTACACCGCCTATTTCACGTACAACAGCCGAATTATATCGGTCTTTAAGATCTTTAGCATTATCCTTTAAAACCCCATACTGTTTAAAATTCTCATTTGCATCCTTTAGTACTTTCAGTTCTTGCTGGACAGCAGCATATTTTTGCATAGCAGCTAATTGTACATTTGGTATTTCTTTCACACGGCGGATCTGATTATCTATTTCTCTTTGTTCTTCATTTGCATAATCAATGCTAACTTGAATCTTTTCAGTTGCTTCAGTGAATTCACGTTTTAACACTTTGGTGATTTGCCGATGGAAATCTTCAATTGATTGAAGACGATCTTCGCGTACATCTGGGAAGAACTCGCGTAAATCATCATAATCATTTTTGAAAGACTTTTTATTGAAATCACTGTCTTTGCGCAAACTGCTCAACTGGGCTCTTAGCCTGACAAGCTCTCTCTTTATAGATTTTGATTGCAATTTCAATCGATTAATCTCTTCGTCTTGCAGTACTTCAGTTTCCAAGACACCCTGTTCATTTTCACTTAACAATTTCCTTAGAATTTCTTCTAATTCGGTAATACGCTTCTCGTTATCCTTAACCTCATCTTTAGAGCTCGGTATCCGCATGTATTTGTACTTCTGGGCCGCCGCAAAAGCATTCTTCTTACTATCTGCTTCTTCTTTTAATTTTGATAATTCTGCTATTTCCGAATATCGTTCATATATTTTAAGTAATCTACTAATACCCTTTTCGAGTGTTTCACGTGGCGCCATCGTCAAAGGATATTTTTCATCGAGTGTTGGCCGTCGATATATTCTAAAAAACAGGCCAATAAGCTCACGTAGTGTCGCATTATTGTCGCTAAGCTTATACTTATCTACTAAAAAATCACAATAACTATCCAAAGAGATCTGTGCCTTTATTTTGTAGTCATCGTCACAAATATTAACTTCAAAAATGTTACCAGTAGAGCGCGAGAAGGCGTATACCTCTCCATCAAATTGGAATTTCCACTTTATGACATGAACGCCGACATTCTTTTGAACATCTGTGCAGATTGACGTATAATCACGGCCGCCAAAAACAAAGTCAATAATCATTAATAGCGTCGATTTACCAATGGAATTAGTCCCAGAAGATGTGCCTAATATGACATTCAGGCCAGGATGAAAACGAATTGGATCTCGCATCACACCATTTTGGTTAAACTTATCACAGCATATTTCTATCAACATAGTGAATTAGCTCCTGTTCATCTAAATAGTCTATTTTTCCAAGTATGTACAAGCATTCCAATATTTCTACATACTCATCAACACCTTCTACTTTAGATTTGACTTTTCTGTATAACTCGTCTGGTGCATAATCATACTTTTGTAATTCTTTCAAAACTATAGGAAACTTGTATATTACACTCTGTTTGTATGTTGTAACTTTACTGGGCAATCTCATTAAACACCTCACAATTCTGAATGAAGAAACAGAGCACTATGTAACTTGCGGCTGCATGTGATTCTCCAACACCTGTATTATTCATAATCCAGTGGTGCATGTAGTTCACTATCTCCTCATGACTGTTTCCCATGTCATCCAATTGTTGAAAAACCAGTCTTACCTTCGAAGCAAGCTTATTAAATGCAGAACTATGATCTTTATCTTTAATTGATAACAATGCCTCTACAAACGAATAATACCTGACAACTTGTGTAGCGACACTGTTTTGCAGCAGCATATTATTGGGTATCTTTTTGCTAATTTTCAGTGCCTCTTCTTTTAAGGGTATTAGTTCAGCATCTCTTGTTAATTCTTCAAGTTTATCAATCACTTCGGCTATGTCATCTTCGATGTCATAATTACCTACAATATCTTTTGAGACCCGGTTATTAATCATCGCCCGTTTCTTTTCGCATAAATCGATAACCATCTGTGGCGTGGGAAACTCTTTATATTCATTGGCACAGCTCTTACATAAAGGAATTCTGCCATCTAGCGTAGTTCGCTTTTTGAATTGCTCATCCACATTTTTATAGTCTTCATCATCTTGTTCAATTATTTCCGGATATAGCGGTACTATTTCATACTCTGCTAATGACCTTCCTGCTCGCCCTTTTCTGATTAATTTTTTATTACAAATTGGACAAATATTATTTGTTTCATCAAGAAGAAAAATAATATCTGAATCTACTTCCGTCACAGGAGTTGCAATGGCATTTGGGCGATTCAATGCATATAGGAACGCTTCTGCCATAAATTTTTCTACTTGGCCATTTTTATAGTATTCAAGTATTTCGCTTTTGCGCGAAGATCGCTCTATCGCTTTATCGTTCTCTAACAAATCAGCAATCTCATTGATTTTGTCATCCTTTTGATACGGATTCATAATGCAAAGCACGAAGTTCTTGAAAAAAAACGGCATGTTATCCCGAACTTCCTTTTTCGCAGTTGCAATAACGATTTCTCTGTGGACATCTGCTTTCTGATTAACAAGGTCACTAATCATCTTTGGAGTCACGTTCACTTTCACGTCTTCACGAGATGCAATTTGTGATAACAAAAGCACACCTACTTCTTGCTGTGTGTAATGGTTTTCAACTACACCTGTCATTATTTTTATAAATCCGGAAATATTGAACTCACTCATAACCTCTTATCCTTTAGAAAATTGACTGAAATTTCATTGAAATTTGGTGGAAAAAGAATCCACCTTTTTTGCACTTATGATTAGTGCAGATAAAACAAAGCAAAACTCTAACTGAAATTATATCATCGGTAGTTTCAGTTTCACAGAGTTAGTTCTGCGATCACAAAGTTATTTGAGCATTCGCATAGTTTTATCAAAAGAACTTGCCACGCAGCGGCCGAGCACAACAGAGTGACAAGTTTTAACAACTAAATACTTACGATCAACCGTCTGTTGGGCTGATCGCTCTTTCGAATTGGAGAAATCCATGAGAAAAGCGGCCAGCCCTTTTGCTCGATTCTCATTAGGTACCTCCGATTCGAACGCGATTCGGAGGTAAAAATGAAAAAATATCGCAAAACAACGTCAATCGCAGCAGTCAACTACAAGAAGAAAAACCATGCAAACTATTTCGATTATGAGTACACAGACGGCACCGTCATCCGGATCACTGCCGGTGAGGACGGAGTGACACAGGATCACATCGATGAGCTCATCAGAGACTTCAACCGTCAGGTTGATCGTAACTGCTACCATGATAAGCCGCAGCATTCTCAGGAATATAGCGAACAGCTCGAACAGTATGAAAGATTCCATTATGACAATAGATACGGAAAAGACTGGACACTGTCATATGATGCGGTCGTTGAAGCATCCGATGACAACTGCAACATCGATGAACTCGGCATCATGCTTACAGCCTGGAACAACACTTACACAGAAGTCAGTGATCGCGTACTGGGCCTGCGGGCAGCGATTGAAGATCTGTCAGAAGAAGAAAAGCAGATCATCTACATGCGTTTCTTTGAAGATATGACTTTCCGTGACATTGGAGATGTCCTGGGTATCTCAAAAGACACTGTCATAAACAGGCTCCGCCGTATCCTGAGCACACTGAAAAACAAAATTGAATAATTTTTTGAAGGAAGGTTAGACAAAGCCTTCCTTTTTTTCGACTGAGGATTGCGAGGAAAAGAGCTCGCTAGAAACGGAGGACAAGATGATCGTCCTGAAGAACAAAGATCCGGCACATAACCGCCAGGATCACAAACATCAAAGAAAGGAAAACACAAAAGATGAATGAGTCAAACAAAATGGCATTCATTGCCAACCTCAATCTGATGGCAGTTTCCTTCAAGCAGCTCGCAGACGGATGTGCTGCACTCAGCAGCATCCTCTCCGAAGAACCGGTCAAAGAAAAAGAACCCGCTGAAGAAACGCCATCCTCCCCTACTATGCCAACCGTCAGTAAAGAAGAACTCCGTGCAAAGCTGGCTGACTTGGTAAATGCCGGTCACAAGGATCTGGTTCATACCCTGTTTGCGAATTACGGTGTCACAAAACTGTCAGAGGTGGAGGAAGCCGACTACGCATCCATGTTCGTCGATGCAGAGGAAATCGAAAATGGCCTCTCCTAACAGTCATGCAATCCTCAGCCCTTCTTCCAGCCACCGCTGGTTGAACTGTCCCCCTTCCGCAAGACTGGAAACCCAGTTTGAAGATCAGGAGAGTGAAGCAGCACGACAGGGTACCGCGGCGCATGCGCTTGGTGAGCACAAGCTGCTGCGGGCCTTGAAACGGCAGAGCATCCGGCCAGTATCTGAATACGACGATGAAGAGATGGAACTGCTCACCGATGCATATCGTGATTACGTCCTGGAAATCTATGAACAGGAAAAGCTGAAACATCCGGAAACAGAAGTCTATACAGAGGTTCCGTTAAACCTTCGTGACTACATTCCTGAAGGAAAAGGAACCAGTGATGCAGTAATCGTTTCCGACAACTGTCTGCATATCATCGATTTGAAATACGGCCAGGGTGTTCTGGTTGATCCGGAGAATAACTCGCAACTGATGATCTATGCGCTGGGTGCTTATCAGCAGTTCCATACGCTGTATGAGTTTGAAACCATCTCCATGTCGATCTTCCAGCCGCGCAGAGAAAATGTGTCCACCTGGACCATCAGCCTCTCACAGTTGCTGGAGTGGGCAGCGGATGTTCTGGTGCCGACTGCGGCGATGGCTTTCGAAGGTGAAGGAGAGTTCAAAGCAGGAAGCTGGTGTCTGTTCTGTAGAGCAGCACAGCGGTGCCGTGCACGTGCAGAAGTGCAGTTGAAACTGGCCCAGTTGGAATTTGCAAAACCTCCCCTGCTCACAGACGAAGAGATCGAAGAGATTCTTGGAAAGCTTGATGATCTCATTAAGTGGGCTGGCGAGATCCAGAACTATGCACTGTCCGCAGCGATCAACCAGGGAAAAACCTGGAAGGGCTACAAGCTGGTCGAAGGCAGAAGTGTCCGCAAGTATACAGACGAAAAAGCTGTTGCCGATGCTGCCATCGCCGCCGGCTACAAAGACATCTACAAGAAGTCACTGCTTACTATCACAGAGATGGAGAAGCTGATGACGAAGAAAACATTTAATAAGGTGCTTGGATCACTGGTATATAAGCCGCCAGGCAAACTAGTCCTTGTACCGGAAAATGACAAACGGAAAGCTGTGACCGTGAAAAACTCAGCCAAAGATGAATTCATTTCACAGGAGGAAAAACAGAAATGAGTAAAGTATTCAATCCGACAAAAGTAGTAACAGGCGTTGTCCGCCTCTCTTATGCAAACATCTGGGAACCGAAGTCTGTCAACGGCTCCGCACCTAAGTACTCTGCTTCCATCATTATTCCGAAGTCCGACACAAAGACCATGGATATGATCAACAAGGCTGTCGATGCTGCTATCGAAGAAGGCACCGGCAAGTTCGGCGGCAAGGTTAAGAAATCCATGCTGAAGCTTCCGGTCCGGGACGGAGATCTGGAACGTGATGATGAGGCATACAAGAACGCCTTCTTCATCAATGCAAATTCCCAGACACCGCCTGAAGTCGTTGACAAGAACGTCATGCCGATCCTTGATCGTTCTGAGATCTACTCCGGTGTCTACGCCCGCGTCTCCATCAATTTCTACGCATTCAATTCCAACGGCAACAAGGGTATCGCAGCCGGTCTCGGTAATATCCAGAAGATCAAAGACGGCGAGCACCTCGGCGGTCACGCATCTGCTTCTCAGGATTTTGATTCCTTCGCATCAGACGATGATGACGAAGACTTCCTGGACTAATCGGAGGTATTTACAATGCTGAACATTATTGTATCAATCTTCAACATCGCTGCTAGCTTCCTTCTCCTGTTCACATTAGCTATTGTTCTGTACCTGTTCGTCAGAGCAATCCCGCTGATGACATTGAGAATTCAGGAAGAATACAGAGAACTGAAAAAGAAGATGGAATAAAAATCTGGGTGGTTGGAAACAGCCACCCTTCTTATCTTGGAGGTCAACATGAACAGCATATCAATCGATATCGAAACATACTCCAGCATCGATCTGAATCGTGCTGGTGTTTATAAATATACTGAAGCAGATGATTTTGAAATCCTGCTGTTCGGTTATTCCGTTGACGGTGGCGAGGTTGACGTTATTGATCTTGCATGCGGTGAACAGATCCCCGAAGAAATACTGGACGCTTTAACTGATCCGATAGTTGAGAAGTCTGCTTACAATGCCAATTTCGAGCGTGTCTGCCTGTCAGCATATTTGCATAAATATTTCCCAGGAAAGCTGAAAACCAAGTATATTGAGCCAATCTCCTGGATTTGTTCACTGGTGTGGGTGGCATACCTATCGCTTCCACTGTCACTAAAAAATGCTGGTGCAGTGCTTAACCTGGACCGCCAGAAGCTTGATACAGGTGCGTCTCTCATCAAGTACTTCTGTGTTCCCTGTGTGCCGACGAAGATTAACGGCGGCCGCACCAGAAACCTGCCGGAACACGATCCTGTCAAATGGCAGCAGTTCAAAGAATATAACAAGCGGGACGTTGAAACAGAAATGGATATCAAGTATAAGCTGCGAAATCATCCGGTACCGGATTTCGTATGGGAAGAATACTCCCTGGATCAACGCATCAATGACCGTGGCATTCTAGTTGATACGGATCTCGCACAGAAAGCAATTCAGATCGATAGTGACTGCCGAACTGTTCTCGAAGCACAGATCAAACGACTGACAGGCCTTGAAAATCCGAACTCCGTCATACAGCTCAAAAAGTGGTTAACCGAGCAAGGAATCATCGTTGATGATCTTGGTAAAAAGAATGTCATGAATCTGATTAAAACGACGGATGGAATTGTCAAGGAAGTACTCATGCTGCGGCTGCAGCTAGCCAAATCGTCCATCAAGAAATACCAGGCTATGGAAGATTGTGTCTGCAAAGACGGCCGTGCTCGCGGCATGTTTCAGTTTTACGGTGCGAATCGGACAGGTCGTTTTTCCGGTCGGCATCTGCAGTTGCAGAACCTTCCGCAGAACCATCTGCCGGACCTGGATCAAGCCAGACAGCTTGTTAAGACACAGTCATATGAAGACATCGCGATGCTGTATGATTCGGTTCCTGACGTACTGTCACAGCTGATCCGTACAGCATTCATTCCACAAGACGGATGTAAGTTTATCGTTTGCGACTTCAGCGCGATCGAAGCCCGAGTCCTCTCCTGGCTTGCCGGTGAAAAATGGCGGATGGATGTCTTTGCGAATAACGGAGATATTTATTGCGAAACTGCCAGCAGAATGTTCCATGTGCCCGTCGTCAAACATGGCATCAACGGCGAGTTGCGGCAAAAAGGTAAACAAGCAGAATTGGCCTGCGGCTACGGCGGCTCTGTCGGTGCGATGCGTGCCATGGGTGCCCTGGATTTAGGCATGAAGGAAGAAGAGCTCAAGCCACTGGTCGATTCCTGGCGTGAGGCAAACCCTCGCATCGTTTCCTTCTGGTGGGATGTGGATCATGCGGTCAAAGATGCAGTAGCTATACACTTAACTACTGAGGTATCCGGTGTTCGGTTCATTGGCAAGCGTGGCATGCTGAAGGTCATTCTTCCTTCTGGCAGAGCACTTCACTACATTCATCCCAGATTTGCAGAGAACGCTTTCGGCGGCACATCAATCGAATACGATGGCATCGGCACAAATAAAAAGTGGACCACAATCGAATCTTATGGTCCGAAATTTTGCGAGAATATCACCCAGGCAATTAGTCGCGATATTCTCTGTCATGCCATGAAGTATCTTTCAGCCTACCGGATCGTTGCCCATGTGCATGATGAGGTCATCATCGAATGCCCGATGGAAACAACTGTGGAAGAGATCAGCGTGTTGATGTCAAAAACACCCGCCTGGGCAGAAGGATTAGTCCTGCGAGCAGACGGGTATGAGTGCATGTATTATCAGAAAGACTGAAAAGTCGCAAAAAAACGATGTATGATGATTTAAACAAATGGGGGTTAATACAATAATGGCTAATGATTATTTCTTCATGAAAATGGTTTATGCCATAGACTATTATGGCGGCTCTTTCAGGGACATTGATGATTCGGATCATCCAGGATGTCCAGAGTGTGGAACTTCTATGGATTGCTTCTTCGGAGACAGAGACTATGGTGACGGATATTGGGAATGTCCCAACTGCGGGTTTAAATTTACAGAAGCCGATCTGGATCGATACAAAGAAGCTGCTTCTGATTTTGACGACTATAGACTCAATGAAGATTTTGATATCGATGCTTATGAAGATGGCGAGTACGATGAAGAGGAAGAAGAATCGGATGATGAGGACAGCTACGATATCTTTGAAGACAATGACGATGATTCAGATGACGATGGTGAAACACTTAGTGTAGATGAAGCAGCACTGATTTGGGCTTCACATGGAAAAGACGAAGATTACATGTTCGGCTATTCTGAAGATGAACTCGAAGATGCCTTATAATTCAAAAATCAAATAATTCATTCCGGCGAGGTTAGACAAACCTCGCTTTTTTTCCGACTGATTCTTGCGAGGAAACCTCGCTAGAAAGAGGTCGATATGAAAAAGAAGATTATTTACATCTGTTCTCCGTATCGCGGGAACATTCCGTTACATGTTGCACAAGCAAAAACCATGTGTCGCTTCGCGCTGAAGAAAGGTGCGATTCCCCTGGCACCACATCTTTACTTCCCGCAGTTCATGAACGATATGAACCACACAGAAAGAGAAAGTGCTATGGAGATGAACATGCAGCTGATGGAACTCTGTGATGAGATCTGGGTTTTCGGTGATCGCATCACAAAGGGTATGAGCGCTGAAATCTTCAATGCGGAAATGTCCGGCATCCCTGTCCGGTATTTCACAGAGGTGAAGAAATGAAGCTCACCTTGTACCTGGCCAACTGTACCGGCAACCCCAACAACAACCTATATCCCATCAAGTCAGAAGTCTCCTCGGCCGCGGATCTTGCCAAAGCGATCAAAAAGGATCATGTCTGTGGAGCTTTCCAGCAGAACAAGCGTTCCGTCGAAAACTTCATCAGTTCTGATTGCATCGTCATGGATTGTGATAATGACTTCTCTGACTCAGCAGAAGACTGGATCAATCCTGATGACATCCCCACTTTCTTTCCTGGAGTCAGTTTGGCAGTAACACAGAGCCGGCACCACAACCTTGAGAAAGACGGGAAATCGGCACGGCCGCGTTTCCATGTCTACTTTGCCATTAAGGAATTATCTGATCCCGCCGCTTATAAGATGGTCAAAGAGAAGATCCAGAGTACCTATCACATCTTTGACTCAAATGCGATGGATGCTGCCAGGTTCATCTTTGGCTGCGATAACGACGAGGTGATCTGGATCAACGGCAATGTTACTGTCGATCAATATCTCCGCATATCTCCTTCGCAGACAATTCCCCAGGGACAGCGTAACAGCCATATGTCTCACTTTGCCGGCAGGATCATCAAGAAGTACGGGATTACCGACAAGGCCTATGAAGCCTTCTGCATGGAAGCCGCTAAATGTGATCCGCCGCTCGATGAAGCCGAGCTTGATAAGATATGGACCAGCGCCACAAAATTCGGACAGCGCATCATGAGCCAGGACGGATACATTCCGCCTGAAAAATACAACTCTGATTTCGATGAGAATGACTTATCGTTCAAGCCGAATGACTTTTCAGACATTGGCCAGGCCGAGGTCCTTGCGCGTCATTGCCATAATCAGCTCCGTTACTCTGACGGAACCGACTATATTCGCTTTGTTAAAGATCACTGGGTTGAGACAAAAGCACAGCAGTATGCTGCAGCAGAAGAATTCCTGAAAATGCAGCTGGCAGATGCACGTAATGAAGTGAGCAAAACAAAAGAAGCCTTGGTAAACTCCGGTGTTGACGAAAGTGTCCTTACAGCCGGCAAGAAAGGCGTGCCGAGTGGTTTATCCCTTGAGCAGATCAAGCTGTATATCCAGTACATTCACGCGACACAGTATCTCGCCTTTGTTATGAAGCGCAGGGACATGAAGTATGTTAAGGCAGCCCTGGAAGCAGCTAAGCCGATGCTTGAGATCGATACGGATGAGCTGGACCACGATGAATTCCTGCTGAACACCCCTGCTGGAACCTATGATCTGCATGAAGGTGTCTCTGGAATGAAGCCGCATGATCCGGAAGACCTCATCACGAAAATCACAAAAGTATCTCCTAGTGAGGACGGATCTGATCTTTGGCAAAAATGCCTTGATACAGTCTTTTGCGGCGACGAAGAACTCCTGAAATATGTTCAGCAGGTTGTCGGTCTTTCAGCAATCGGAAAAGTATATCGGGAAGTTCTGATTATCAGCTATGGTGAGGGATCAAATGGCAAGTCCACCTTCTGGAACACCATCAATGAAGTGCTCGGTTCCTACGGCGGGCAGATCTCCGCAGAGACGCTGACAACCGGCAACAGAGCCAACGTAAAGCCAGAGATCGCTGAGATGAAAGGCAAGCGTCTTATTATCGCGTCAGAACTTCAGGAAGGTCAGCGCTTAAATACCGCAATGGTCAAAAAGCTCTGTTCAACCGACAAGATCTTTGCCGAGAAGAAATATAAATCCCCTTTTGGTTTTACCCCCTCTCATACAATCGTCCTTTATACAAATCATCTGCCCAAGGTCGGTGCCTCTGACAAAGGAACCTGGCGGCGGCTGGTTGTGATCCCCTTTAACGCAGTAATTACCGAAACAAATGACATTAAGAACTATTCTTCCTACCTGGTTGAAAATGCTGGAGGTTCTGTGCTGGCCTGGATCATTGAAGGCGCACAGATGGTCATCAAGAATGATTTCAAGATTGATACACCGCAGTCAGTTCTTGATGCAATTGACAGCTACCGGGATGAGAATGACTGGCTTGGTCATTTCATTGAGGAATGCTGCGACACGGATAAATCTTTTACAGAGAAGTCTGGCGATCTGTATAAAAACTACCGTCAATACTGCCTGGAAAATGGAGAATACACCAGGAGTACAACTGATTTCTATTCTGCTTTAGACAATGCAGGCTTCGAAAAAAGAAAGACGAAAACCGGAGCAACTATTTATGGGTTGAGACTTAAATCCGGTATGGATTTCCTTTCTTAAATTGTCATGGTGACAGTCGATGACAGTCTTATACTAAAAGTCCCCTAGGCAGTAAAAAACACCTATATAGAGAAGTTTAGAAAATGACCATCATCGACCATCACCGACTCAATTCGTGATGGAAAAATTAAGCGAGAAACAAATCGAAGCAGCTCTCGTTAAAGCAGTTAAGAATGAAGGCGGTCTGTGTCCTAAGTTTGTTAGTCCAGGCCTGAACGGTGTGCCAGATCGCATCGTCCTTCTTCCCGATTCCAGGATGGCATTTGTCGAATTGAAAGCACCAGGCAAAACCCTGAGACCGCTGCAGCAGTTCAGAAAACGTCAGCTTGAGAATCTCGGCTACCACGTATATGTCGTCGATAGCATTGATCTGATTCATACTACCCTCTCGAGGATCAAAGGTGGTGATGAATCATGAAATACACACCACATCCCTATCAGGCGTATGCCACACAGTTCATAGAAGAACATGAACAGTGTGCTGTACTACTTGATATGGGTTTAGGCAAAACGGTCATCACCCTGACCGCAATCAATAACCTGATCTATGATGAGTTCTCAGTATGCAAAGTACTGGTCATAGCACCACTTCGCGTCGGCCGTGATACCTGGCCGGCGGAGATCCGCAAATGGGATCATCTTAAAAACCTGCGCTACTCCGTTTGCATCGGAACAGAATCAGAACGGAAAGCAGCACTGATGCAGAATGCAGATGTCTACATCATCAATCGTGAAAACATTCAGTGGTTGATCGACGAATCTGGTGTTCCGTTTAACTTCGATATGCTTGTGATTGATGAGTTGTCATCGTTTAAGTCGTTCAAGGCAAAACGGTTCAAATCCTTGTTAAAAGTCAGACCTTCAGTTGAAAGGATTGTCGGCTTGACTGGCACGCCTTCCAGCAACGGACTGATGGATTTGTGGGCAGAGTTCAGACTCCTGGATCTAGGTAAGCGACTTGGAAGATATATCACTCACTACCGTGATAAGTTCTTTGTACCCGACAAGCGGAACCAGCAGATGATCTTCAGCTACAAGCCACGGCTGGGTGCTGAAGAAGAAATCTACCGACGTATATCGGATATCACGATATCGATGAAGAGCACCGATTATCTGGAAATGCCCGAGTGCATCAACAACATGGTAGAAGTCGAGCTTTCCGAAGATGAGCGAGAACAGTATGACACTTTGAAGGAAGACATGATTCTTCCACTGGCCGAAGAAGAAATTGATGCTGTCAACGCAGCTGCGTTAAGCAACAAGTTATCGCAGATGGCAAATGGCGCAATCTATAATGAAAACCATGAATTCATACAGATTCATGACCGTAAGCTTGATGCCTTGGAAGATCTCATTGAAGCTGCAAACGGCAAACCGGTCCTGGTCGCATATTGGTTCAAACACGACCTTGAGCGAATCAAGAACCGTTTCAAGATCCGTGAGATCAAAACTTCAAAAGACATCTCAGATTGGAATAGTGGAATCATCCCTGTCGCCTGCATTCATCCAGCTTCCGCTGGCCACGGATTAAACTTGCAAGCAGGTGGTTCAACACTCATATGGTTTGGACTTACCTGGTCGCTGGAGTTATACCAACAGACGAACGCACGGTTGTGGAGGCAAGGGCAGAAGAACACAGTGGTCATTCACCACATCATTACAAAAGATACAATCGATCAGCAGATCCTGCAGGCACTACTCAGAAAAGAAAAAACGCAGGCCGCACTGATCGATGCAGTCAAAGCCAACTTATGACAAAATACGACAATCCCTGTGGGCTCATAAATGAAGGAGGAATTTGAACTTATGAGCATCCCTTGGTTATATCTGAACTTCAGATCCGCAACGGAAGCAGTACTCCGTGATTACAACAACATGAAATACATCGTCGATAACACTGACGAGAAGATTAAGAGTATTCGTGAAGACATGTCAGCGGTTCATTCTCCCTCCTGGGATGGAATGCCTAAGACGTTCAACCCGAATGCAAATGAAGAGAAACTGATGAATGCAATTGACGAAATCGACATGTTACAGGAACGTTACCGGCAGGCAGTTGAGTATATGAACTGGTTCCTGCCGGCCTGGAATCATTTGACTGAAGAAGAACGGTTCATGTTACACGAGTTCTACATGGCTTCTCCAGAAGATCAGCTTGTCGCCAGGTATACGATCGCAGAGCATTTCAACATTGATGAATCCTACTCATATAGAAAAAAGAATCGTGCTTTACAAAAGCTCACGACTCTTCTGTATGGTAAGAATTGATGACTACCCCTTACCGGGTAGTTATTTTTTGATATAGAACACGTTCAGCCACTTTTCATCTGATCTTCCCGGCCGCACATCACTCGTGATCTTTTCTTTAGCCAACTGCAAATCAGTTATATCTGCCAAGAGCTCACTGATGGAGTTTTCGGTAAGATCAGTAAAGAACCGGCCATGGCGATCTTCTGCAGCGTCACCATATTTGAAGGACATATAAAAGCATCCGCCCTTCTTCAAATAACCCGTCAGTTTCTTTACCACATCGTGTATATCGTTCTTTTCAAGATGTAGCAGTGTTGAACATGCCCAAATGCCATCAAGCTCCTTGTCTGGTTCGTATTCCTGGAACGTTGCACAGATAACCGGCTTGCCGATGTAGCTTTCTGCCAGTTTACACAACTCTTCAGAACCATCAACCGCGATGACATCATATCCTTTATCAAGGAACGCTTTACTGTCACGGCCAGAACCGCAACCAAGATCAAGAATTGTTCCACCTTCCGGAATATAGGAGAGGAATTCATTCTGAAGGGTTTCCATGCCGGCGTCGATAGTACCCGCAGAGAACTTTGATGCGTTTTCGTTATAGTACTGCAAAGTCATTTCTGTTTTACTCATATTGCCTCCTAGAATGTGGCATCCCCTTTTGGCTCAATGGACCATCTTACGATCAAGTTATTAATTGCTCTTTTATCAACCATTGCAAGGAAATCATGTCTTGCCTGCGGAGTTGAGCCAGTCTGCCGAATAATTGTTTCCCGCAGCGGATGATGGCTTGAGATCAAGAACTCGTTCCGCTTATACAGCCGCTCCAGATACTTGATTGCAGGTACCTGAGCAAATTTTCCTTTTGCACCTCGATTGCAATCCCGGCATGTCAGCACAAGATTCCATACACCATCCAGGTTTACATCTGGCATAAACTGCTGCAGCATATGCGGGAAGAAGTGATCCACATCGCATGTATTTGTTTCATCGTCCGTGACAACGATATCGTCATAACAATAAAAACACTTTCCCTTCTGATACCCGTTCAAAGCACCGCGCACAGAAGTGACATCTTTGCGGTGGTAATCTTCATCCACAAAGAGCAACTGACTCTTATCATCATACCGAACGTTTAAAAGATTTCTATTGATTCCAAGCTCCCAGGCCGTTTCGACAAGATTCCACCTGGATTCGGTTTCCACTGCCAGATTGTCACTGAATGGATTCTCCTTCAGTTTATAAATTTCATCTGTCAGGATGATCTGCCTGCTCGGACCAGAATAGTCTTTTACATAGAACTGAATCGGAATGTTCTCGCGATTCACAACGTGAAAAGCATCAATAACATTGTTGAAGCCCAACGATACAGTTGTTGAGATTAACTTATCGTATGAGATCTTTCCTTCATTGAAATCCTTACATGCATTCAGAAATCTGCTGCTTTGACTTGTGGCCTGCTTTGGTGATGTTTTCAAATGTTCACAGATATGCTTTGAAAACGGTACTGCCAGTTCGTCGAGTGTTACATGTGTTTTCCCTTGTTCGGATAGTTCAAGAAGCGACTTACCTAATGCGAACTTATAAGAGGCCACATTGCTGCCAAAAAGAATGATGGATCTCCAATATGATTCTAGTGTCGGTACAGCTTCCTGAAACTCTGCTATGTTTGCCATGTGTATATTCTATCATTTCCTGACCTGGCAAAATAGCGCTGGTCGTTAAAGATACGGATCGATAATCGTGTGGAGTTTTCGAATGATGTTAGTCAGCTCTTTTTCAACACTGGTTGCAGTCGGTTTGCCTTGTTCGGCAAAATCAAAACGGTACCAGGGTTCCTGTTTTCCGTTCCACATGTCAAATAAGTCCACATCCCAAAACTGCTCGATATTTTTGTACAATTCTGTTTTTCCCAGATCCAGATACTCTTTTTTAATTGCCATTCCGACTTGGTCATATTGCTCGATAGCATAATCAACTTTATCAATGTCATCGCCATCCCAAATTGACTTTCTATCATCGATTTCCCATACGAATCCATCATTCTGCCGGAATTGTTCTAAAAAATCCCAAATAGCACAATATATTCTTCGAAGTGCTTCCATCTGTCGATCATTTAATACTTCAGTACTTGCTTCCACTTGTGGAACCTCCTTTAACAACCTGTAAAAATCGATTTTAAAATAATCCGCGATTTTTATAATTGTTTCCAGATCACCAGGACCATTGTTTCCATACCGCCATTGATGAATCGCATCTTTCGACAAAGAGACAGCCTCAGCCAATTCTGATTCACTGGCTCCCACTTTTTTCTTCTGCTTGTAAAGATATTCTCTAAAGGCTGCGTTAAATGCATCTGTACTGAATTGATATGTGATCCCTCTTAGTTCAAATTCAGTAAAACCTTTTTTATCCTTTATTTTCATGATCGCGTACCCTCGCATAATCATTGTAAAAAAGAACCTACTGGATTGCGAGTTAGAAAGGCTGCTCTAACCGTCTAACGAATGTGTCCACTTTTGTCCTACGAGTTATTGACGAAACGTACTATATTAAGAGTGTGAAAAAGACGAGCTCGGAGCAGCAATGCTTCGGGCTTTTTCTGTGCAAGGAGATCTCATGCCCTACAAACCTAAACGACCATGCCGCTACCCTGGATGCAAGGAGCTGACAGACAACACGTACTGTGACGAACATGCTAAGTTGATGAACCAACACTATGAACACTTCGCTCGTGGTTACAACGCAAATGATCGTTACGGAAACAACTGGAAGCGAATCCGTGCGTGGTACGTTGCCAAGCACCCACTGTGTGAGCAGTGCTACAAAGAAGGACGATACGTTCCAGTCGAAGAAGTTCATCACATTGTTCCACTCGCTGAAGGTGGAACAAACGCTGATAGCAATCTGATTTCTCTTTGTAAATCGTGTCATGAGAAGATTCACCGGCAGCGTGGCGACCGGTTGGGGCGGTAGAAATCTCTACGAGAGGTCCTTGGAGAAAACGGCGCCCCCTCTCGCGTGCAAAATTCAGGATTCAAACGGGGTATTAAGGAAGGAGAACTGGCATGGCTAAGGATGGAACACGTCGTGGCGGTGCCAGAGTCGGTGCCGGCCGCAAACCAAAAGCATTAATTGACAAGGTGAATGAAGGAAAAACAAGCATGGTGTTGGATTTACCTTCACCTGTTCAGCTGGATGGATTTGAAATGCCACCAGTGAAGGCATATTTAAAGCAAGCACAGAAGAATGGAAAAAATCTCGACGCAGAGGAAATACATAGAGAAACCTGGGATTGGCTTAAGAAACGTGGCGTTGCCGAGATCATCAACCCGCAGCTGGTTGACCAGTATGCGATGTCTGTCTCCCGATGGATTCAGTGTGAGGAAGCGATCTCAGAGTTTGGCTTCTTGGCCAAGCACCCTACCACCGGCAACGCAATCGCATCACCGTATGTATCGATGTCACAGTCATATATGAAACAGGTGAACACCTGCTGGTTCCAGATTTTTCAATTTGTCAAAGAGAACTCATCAGTTGAATATGATGGGTCAAATCCGCAAGACGACGTTATGGAAAGATTGCTTCGAGTCAGGAACCGAAGCTAGGAGGAATAATGAAGCATATCGTTACATGTGAAAGTGTATGTAAGGGACATCCGGATAAGCTTTGCGATCTGATCGCTGACAGCATTCTGGATGAAACACTGAAGAAAGATCCCCAGGCCCGAGTCGCATGTGAAGTCATGGCTGCGCATGACAGAATTCTCGTTGCTGGTGAAATCACTGCAAATCAATTCGTACCCTACAAGACCATCGCAAAAGATGTACTCGATGATGTAGGTTACAATGCCGAGAAGTTTCGGTACGAATTCTCTGTGGCAAAACAGTCGCCAGATATCTCGGGTGGTGTATCTACATCTTTGGAAGTACGTGAAGGAGAAGACGTAGATGAACTTGGTGCTGGAGATCAGGGAACCATGTATGGATATGCAACAAATGAATCCTATGAGTATCTTCCCCTACCACTTGTGTTCGCACACAAGATCTGCAAGCGGCTCGATGAGTGTATGAAGAACAGAACGATCAAAGATATCGGACCGGATGGAAAAGCACAGGTTTCTGTCGCATATGAAGATGGCAAGCCGAAGGAAGTTACAGCGATCGTCATTTCTGTTCAGCATGCTGCTTCAAAAGATCTTGACCAGTTGAAACGAGAGATCGTAAAAGAAATCCTGTATCCGGTATTTGATAAGTTTCCAATTGCTTATGGTGCTGAGATCCTGGTTAACCCTTCTGGTCGGTTTGTCAAAGGCGGCCCTGAAGCAGATACAGGTCTTACCGGAAGAAAGATTATTGTGGATACATATGGCGGTGTCGCTTCTCATGGAGGAGGCGCCTTTTCAGGTAAGGATGCCACAAAGGTTGACCGCTCTGCTGCATATATGGCTAGAGCAATTGCCAAAAACATCGTCAAGGCACAGCTTGCCGATCGCTGCCAGGTTTCCCTTTCCTACGCAATTGGCAAAGCCAAACCCGTCGCAATTTCGGTTAATACTTACGGAACTGGGACTGTTGATGAAGAGACTCTTGTCACAGCAATTCAGAAAGTATTTGAACTGACACCAAGAGCGATCATCAACACGTTGCACTTGAGGGAACCGATCTTTGCGCGTACCGCTACATATGGCCACTTTTCTGATCCAACCTACCCCTGGGAAACGCTGGATCGTACAAAGGAACTGATGGAGGCAGTCAAAGATGTTGATTGAAAAGAAGAAAACAGAAAGTCTGCTTCCAGCAGAATACAATCCCCGCAAGGATTTAAAACCAGGTGATCCGGAATACGAAAAGCTGAAACGTTCAATTGAACAGTTCGGTTATGTAGAACCAGTCATCTGGAACAAAGCCACCGGCAGAGTTGTTGGTGGCCATCAGCGTTTGAAAGTGCTGATTGATATGGGAATCAAAGAAGTCGATTGTGTTGTCGTCGACTTTGATGAAGAGCATGAGAAAGCTCTCAACGTTGCCCTGAACAAGATCTCTGGTGATTGGGACAAGGATAAACTTGCCCTGCTCATCACTGATCTGCAGGCATCCGACTTCGATGTATCTCTGACCGGCTTTGATCAGAGCGAGCTGGATGATCTCTTTCGGGATGACACAAAAGACGGTGTGCATGAAGATGAGTTTGACGTTGCAGCAGAACTGAAGAAGCCAATCTTCTCCAAGCCCGGCGATCTTTGGAAACTAGGAGAACACCGTGTCTTCTGCGGCGATAGTACCCTTCCTGAAACATACGAAACTCTGATGGCTGGTAAGCAGGCTAACCTTGTCATTACCGATCCTCCATACAATGTGAACTATGAAGGGTCAGCCGGCAAGATCAAAAACGACAATATGACAAACGATAAGTTCTACCAGTTCTTACTCGCCGCCTTCACCAACACAGAAAAAGTTATGGCAAACGACGCCAGCATCTATGTATTCCACGCGGATACAGAAGGTCTCAATTTCAGACGAGCCTTCCAGGATGCTGGTTTTTATTTGTCCGGTTGCTGCATTTGGAAGAAGCAGTCACTTGTCCTGGGTCGCTCTCCATACCAGTGGCAGCACGAACCTGTCCTGTACGGATGGAAGAAAAAAGGAAAGCATCAGTGGTTTACCGGCCGCAAAGAATCCACCATCTGGGAATTTGACAAACCCAAGAAGAATGGTGATCACCCGACAATGAAGCCCGTCCCGCTTCTGGCTTATCCGATCATGAATTCTTCCATGACCGGCTGCATCGTTCTTGATCCTTTTGGTGGTTCTGGATCAACGCTTATCGCATGCGAGCAGACAAAGCGTGTTTGTTACATGATCGAGTTAGATGAGAAGTTCGTAGATGTAATCGTTAACCGATACATTGAAACGGCAGGATCATCTGTGAATGTTAAATGCATTCGTGATGGCCTGGAATACAGCTATGAAGAGATCGTAAAAGATGTCACCGAATGATGTCTTTTCTGCTTGCTATTACCCACCTTCAGAGTGATGTATATACATGCCAAAGGAGGAAAACACAATGAAAATTGATTACAACGTAACTGGCAAAGACAGAAAAGCACTCGCAGAAGTCATCGGACATTTCGTTGGCCATAAGCCCGAATACAAGATGCCTGGATTCAGGTATGTAATCGGAGATGTTACCGTTGATGCTAAAGGCTCTGTCATTCTTCCCAGCAACTCATCACTCGATCCAGACGCTTTACGACTGCACCTTCGGGCTAGCGGCTTCAAGGCCACAAAAGACAATCCGCAGACAGAAATGTACGCGATCTCAATTCCAGTAAGCATCCTGGAATCTGAAGAAGCAATGCAGAACTTCGAGAACGTCCTGAAGGCAAAAGGATATCTCATCAAGAAAGCATTCAACATTGAAGATCTTCCATATCACAAAGAGGGCAAGTCACTCGTGTTTCCCTGGTTCAAAGAAAAGCCAGCGCAACTTGATATACTTGCCCTTTCTGATTTCATCACCTGCTTGACGCTGTATTGCAAAAATGCTCACCGGATCAATCCAAACGAGCGCCAGACCGACAACGACAAGTATGCTTTCAGGACTTTCCTGATTCGCATCGGCATGAACGGAGATCGCTACAAGATGGCTAGAAAGATTCTTCTTCGCAACCTCACAGGTTCCGCTGCGTTCCGTAACGGAACAGTTAAGAAGGTGTCTGCATGAGATACCCAAGAAGAGAGCTCGTCGAGCACATCCGAAATGCCTACCCTGCCGGCACCCGTGTGCGGCTGGTCCGCATGGAAGACATCGATGCACCACCTGAAGGAACAATGGGAACAGTCATGGCCGTCGATGATCTTGGATCAATCCTGGTTGAATGGGATGATGGATCATCCTTGAGTGTAGTTTATGGAGTTGACCGTTGCGAGGCTGTATATGAAGTCGATTGAAAAACAGATTCTTGCGATCCGGGACAGCGGATTAACAAACATGTTTGACCTTCCTGCCGTTCAAAGAATTGCGTTTGAAATGGAGTTCTTCGAACTGGTAAATCTTCTGGAAGAAGAACCGAAAAAGTATGTTCATTTCATCCTTACTGGAGAGTTCGAAATACCTTTGAAATAGTACATTATTCGCTTGCTATATATGCACTTCAGAGTGATATATGTACATACCAAAAAGGAGACAAGAACATGATTGAAAAGAAGATTGCATACTTTGAAGAACTGGACAACCTTGCCCGCACCTACGAATTAGCCAGAAGAAAACGCAAAGAACGCAAACATCAGATCATTAATACATTCGGCTGGGATTCCAAAGAACTGGATGCTTGGTACGAAGAAGACAACGCGGCAACCTACCCGATCAGCCAGGGAGCTTGCAAGGCCTACCGAGCTTGGGAAACCAGCATCAAACGCCAGGAAGATGAACTCGAAATGGACGACTTCCTCTGGGAAGCAGAAATTGAAGACTTCATTGACGCATTGAGGAAAGCCGGATTCGAGAGCTTCGTATTCACAAACCAGAGCACAGCGGTGATGGAGAACCTTCACAGCTTTGCCAAAGCCGGCTGCAAGATGGAAGGCCTTTGTACCATCACAAGAAAAGAATGCCGCTGGGGTGAAGAAGAAACCAAAGAGATCCTGGGCATCAGATTCACCCTGGACTAGGAAGCAATGAAAAGGCCCTAGCGATGAATTACGCAGATAAGATGGAAATGGAATCCAGGCTAATGAAAAACATCGCCAAATGGATGGAAGCACATGGTGAGATTATTACCGACAGGCAGCGCAGCAACTTCTACACCTCAGTAAGAATCAGGGAGATACGCTGGCGAGGTAATATTTATCAAATCATCGATGTGGATGGAATGACATGCAAGATTGAACGGCAGTAAGTAAAAGGCGATCATCACAATCGCCTTTTCACCTGGATCAGTAATGAGTTTCTATGTCGTTTAAAACGCTTCGTTTCAAATCACTTAGCATCAGTACTTCATGTGTGGTAAGACCGAATTCTGCGAAGACATCCTCATGAATCTTCATCTTAATGAAGGCCTGGCAACAGTGAACAAATGAATCATCTCCAAGCAGATAAGCGTTAAGAATACGACGAATAACTTCTTTGTTTGTCATTGCTTTTTCCTCCTATGACACCGGTACTTTACCGCTTTTTTACAAAAATGTATTTTTATAAAAATCGCGATTTGACGATTATCGACAGATATGAAAAATCCGCGGTTTTTGACAGATTTGGCAGATCTGTCAATTTTTTTACACTTCAGCAGAAGTGTTACTTTTTCACTTCGAAAGGACTACCCATGAGGAAACTAACTGGATATAAACCGACACGATTCATGGCTGAAACCTCTACCTATAGTCAACAGGCCGCAGATTATGCGGTCTCTTTTATCGAATGCCTTTCCCACACAAAAGGAAGCTGGGCAGGAAAGCCATTCGAACTTATTGACTGGCAAGAGAGAATTATCCGTGATCTGTTTGGAATCTTAAAACCAAACGGCTATAGACAGTTCAACACTGCCTATATCGAGATTCCAAAGAAGCAAGGCAAGTCTGAGCTCGCCGCTGCAGTTGCTCTACTACTCTGTTGTGGGGATGGAGAAGAGCGTGCTGAAGTTTACTCGTGTGCTGCAGATAGGCAACAGGCTTCCATTGTATTTGAAGTTGCCGCTGACATGGTTCGAATGTGTCCAGCCTTGAACAAGCGAGTGAAGATCCTCGCCTCCACCAAACGGATCATCTACTTACCGACAAACAGCTTTTACCAGGTTCTTTCCGCAGAAGCCTATTCCAAGCACGGCTTTAATATCAGCGGCGTTGTCTTTGACGAGCTTCATACACAGCCAGATAGAAAGCTATTTGATGTCATGACAAAAGGATCTGGTGATGCACGAATGCAGCCGCTGTACTTCCTGATTACCACCGCCGGCACGGATACACACTCTATCTGCTATGAAACACATCAGAAAGCCAAAGACATCTTGGAAGGCAGGAAGATCGATCCTACCTTCTATCCTGTCATATACGGTGCTGATGAAAGCGACGACTGGACTGATCCGGAAGTTTGGAAGAAAGCAAATCCGTCCCTGGGTATCACTGTTGGTATCGATAAGGTCCAGGCTGCATGTGAATCAGCCAAACAGAATCCGGCTGAAGAAAACTCCTTCCGACAGCTGCGTTTAAATCAATGGGTAAAACAGGCAATCCGCTGGATGCCAATGGACAAGTGGGATGCTTGTGCATTTCCAAATGACCTAAAAGAACTGGAAGGTCGTGTCTGTTATGGTGGCCTCGACCTTTCTTCAACGACAGACCTTACAGCTTTCGTACTCGTCTTTCCTCCCTTGGATGAGGATGACAAGTATGTGATCATTCCCTTCTTCTGGATTCCAGAAGATAATGTGGATCTCCGTGTCCGGCGTGATCATGTCCCCTATGACGTTTGGATCAAGCAAGGCTTCCTGGAAACAACTGAAGGAAACGTTGTCCACTATGGATACATTGAGCACTTCATCGAAAAACTCGGTGAGCGTTTCAACATCCGAGAAATTGCATTTGACCGTTGGGGTGCTGTGCAGATGGTACAGAATCTTGAAGGTATGGGTTTTACAGTCGTTCCGTTTGGCCAGGGCTTTAAAGATATGTCGCCTCCCACAAAGGAACTGATGAAGTTGACCCTGGAGAAGAAACTTGCGCATGGTGGTCATCCGGTACTCAGATGGATGATGGACAACATTTATATTCGTACAGATCCGGCTGGAAACATCAAAGCTGACAAAGAGAAATCCACAGAAAAAATCGATGGAGCTATCGCAACTATTATGGCTCTGGACCGTGCAATAAGATGCGGAAATGACGATGGTTCTAGTGTCTATGACCATCGAGGTTTACTTGTTTTGTAATATTGTTTTCCCCAATGTGTTGAAAAAAATCATGTGGAAAGTGGTACAGAATTAAAACTAAAGTGGCGTAATGTTGCGTGTTTCTTTCCTCATAGTTCTGCTTTAATAGATGCACGGAGGAAATAGTCTATGGAAAAAATATCAATTCAACGAGCATTTATGACGGGTATGCACATTTACTTAGCTGGAGCGGAAGAAACTCTATTAAAATCTATGCAATGCTCTTTTCGGTTTCGAGACGCGATCAATTACGCTCTTGACCATGGAGTGACTGAAGAAGATATTCAAGCATTGTTTGATGAAGTAAACAGAGAAAAGATTCTCGAAGAAGCATCACGAAATTAACACCCTGGCATCCATTGTGATGCCTTTTTTGATGGAGGTACCTATGGGATTACTGACACGCTTTTTTCATTCTCGCGATAAGCCGATAGAAAACAGTACAAACGGGAGTGGTTATCGATATTTCTATGGCGGAACATCCGCTGGCAAAACAGTCACGGAAAGAAGTGCTATGCAGATGACTGCTGTGTACTCTTGCGTTCGTATTCTTTCAGAAGCGATCGCAGGCTTGCCGCTGCATTTATACAAGTATGGTGAAAACGGCTCCAAGCAAAAAGCTGTGGATCACCCGCTTTACCTTCTATGTCACGATGAGCCAAACACAGAAATGACATCTTTTGTCTTCCGAGAAACGATGATGACACATCTGCTGCTATGGGGTAATGCCTATGCGCAGATCATTCGAAACGGCCGTGGCGATATCGTAGCACTCTACCCCTTGATGCCAAACCGAATGACTGTGGACCGTGATGAGAAAGGTCAGCTTTATTACTCCTATCTTGTGAGTAATTCCGACGCACCGACTTTGAACGGACAAACAGTCATCTTGCCACCAGAACAAGTTCTTCATATTCCAGGTCTGGGCTTTGATGGTCTTGTCGGATATTCCCCTATTGCAATGGCTAAGAATGCCATCGGTATGAGTATGGCTTGTGAGGAATATGGCGCTAAATTCTTTGCAAACGGGGCAGCTCCTGGCGGTGTTTTGGAACACCCGGGTGTTGTCAAAGATCCCGAAAGAATACGCCAGAGCTGGCAAGCAACCTTTGGAGGATCGCAAAACGCTAACAAGATCGCCGTTCTGGAAGAAGGAATGAAATATACGCCGATATCCATCTCACCTGAACAAAGCCAGTTCCTAGAAACACGAAAATTCCAGATCAATGAAATTGCACGAATTTTCCGGATTCCACCGCATATGATCGGTGACTTGGAGAAGTCGAGCTTTTCTAATATTGAGCAGCAGTCTTTGGAATTCGTGAAGTATACGCTGGACCCCTGGGTCTGCCGTTGGGAACAGGCTATGAATCGTCGTCTCCTGCGACCGGAAGAAAAGAACGAGTACTTCTTCAAGTTCAACGTCGATGGCCTTTTACGTGGCGACTATCAAAGCCGCATGCAGGGTTATGCAGTTGGAAGACAGAACGGATGGATGTCCGCAAACGATATCCGTGAGCTGGAAAACCTGGATCTGATTCCGGATGAGGAAGGCGGCAACTTATATCTGATCAACGGCAATATGACCAAGTTGAAAGACGCTGGTTTATTTGCCGCTACGAAATCAAACGAAAGTGAGGAACCTCAAAAAGATGGAACACAAACTGAATAAGTTCTGGCGCTGGTCAGATGTAACCGTCACAAATGAGGCAGACGACACCGAGACAACTGAACAGGTATTATTCCTGAATGGCACAATTGCTGAAGAGAGCTGGTTTGATGACGACATCACGCCAGCTCTTTTTCGTAATGAACTGATGTCCAGGACAGGAGATATTACCGTTTGGATCAACTCTCCTGGTGGAGATTGCTTCGCAGCAGCGCAGATCTACAACATGCTCATGGATTACAAGGGACAGGTCACTGTCAAGATTGATGGAATTGCAGCCTCTGCAGCATCCGTCATTGCAATGGCAGGAACAGAAGTACTGGTCTCCCCTGTCGCCATGATCATGATCCATAACCCAGCCACGATTGCTATGGGTGACCATAACGAAATGCAGAAAGCAATCGATATGCTGGCTGAAGTCAAAGAATCCATTATCAATGCTTACGAAATCAAGACAGGTCTTTCCCGAAACAAGATCTCCCGCTTGATGGAAGAGGAAACATGGATGAACGCAAAGATGGCTGTTGAGCTTGGCTTTGCGGACGACATTCTCAAACGCGAGACAGATGACAACTCAACGGTTGAAATGAGTGGCAATGCCACTTTATTTTCGCGCAAATCAGCAGATCACATGCTGATCAACAAGATGAAAGAGTCCCGACCAGAAAGAAAGGTCGCGGATCTGTACAGCAGACTTGATCTGCTGAAAAGAGACATGCAGGGAGGAAAATAAAATGTCTGTAACAATTCAGGAATTAATCGACAAGAGAGCGAGAGCTTGGAATGCTGCTAAAGAATTCCTTGATTCTCATAGAACAGCCAACGGTACTCTGACTCATGAAGACGATGAAGCCTATGACCGTATGGAAGCTGACATCACTGATCTTACCAAAGAGATCAACCGCATGCAGCGCCAGGAGGCAATCGATCGTGAACTGGCTCAGCCGGTAAATACTCCGATTGTCGCTAAACCGCTTCGTGATGAAAAGCCGAAGACAGGTCGTGCTTCTGAAGCCTACCATGCGGCTGTTATGAACTACATCCGTTCTAAGGCAAAAATCGTCACGGATGTTCTCCAGGAAGGCGTTGATGAACAGGGTGGTTACCTTGTTCCGGCAGAGTGGGATTCCCGCCTGATTGATGTTCTCACTGAAGAAAACATCATGAGAGGACTTGCTACAACCATCACTACTTCTGGTGAGCACAAGATCAACATTGCCGGCACAAAACCTGCTGCAGCCTGGATCGAAGAAGGCGCTGCACTGACATTCGGTGATGCGACCTTCGACCAGAAGATCATGGATGCACACAAGCTGCATGTTGCTATCAAGATCACAGAAGAACTGCTTTACGATAATGCTTTCAACCTTGAAAGCTATATCACAACTCAGTTCGGTAAGGCTCTGGCAAATGCAGAAGAAGATGCTTTCCTTAACGGCGATGGAACCGGCAAACCGCTGGGTCTCTTCCATAAGACAAAGGGTGGCACCTATTCCGTTGAACTGGCCAATACCGGCATTAAGACAGATGACATTCTGACTCTGATCTATTCCCTGAAGCGTCCCTACAGAAAGAACGCTTCTTTTATTTTGAACGACTCTACTCTGGCAGCCATCAGAAAGCTCAAAGATCTGAATGGTGCTTATGTATGGCAGCCGTCCTACCAGGCTGGTGAACCTGATCGCATTTGCGGCTATGTCGCGCATACTTCTGCGTATGCACCGGAACTGGAAGCTGGTAAGCCGGCTATCGCATTCGGCGACTACAGCTACTACAACATCGGTGACCGCGGTGTACGTTCCTTCCAGGAACTGAGAGAACTCTTCGCTGGTAACGGCATGATCGGTTACGTTGCCAAGGAAAGAGTTGATGGCCTGCTTGTCCTGCCTGAAGCCGTGCAGATTCTGTCCGTCAAGGGCACATCTGGCAACTGAGGATTTGAGAAAGGAGAATCGTCATGATCGTTGAACTTGAAGAGATGAAAAACTATCTTCGCGTGGAATATGAGGATGACGATTCTCTTATTTCCTCGTTGATTTCTAGTGCAGAAAAGCTGTGCATGGATATTCTTCGCACAAACGAGGAATCGGCTCTCACCGAATGCAAAATGGGCAAGGTCGCTGTGATGTTCACTGTCGCTTACCTATATGAGCATCGCGAAGAAGCAGATCATCACGCTTTGGATTTAACATTGCGAGCACTCTTGTTTGGTGATCGGAAGGCAGGTTTCTGATGGATATTGCAGCGATGAATAAGAAGGCAGATTTCCTGAAGCTCACTGTTTTAACAGATCGTTTTGGCAATCATAAAAACGTATGGCAAAAGAAATTCACTATGTCCGCCACAATTGGTGGTGAAAGCGGAACAGAAGCAAACGACGTGGGTCAGACCATTCCGAAGGATAGTTTTTCCGTCACAGTCCGCTACTGTCAAAAAACAGCCGCCGTAACCACTGATAGCTATCGTATACAGCTTGATGGAGTTTTATACAACATCAGCTCAATTGACCACCTGAACTATAAAAAACATGCTTTGAAATTCATCTGTAGCAAGGAAGGTATCGGTAATGCCAAACGTGAAGATTGAAGACCTCGATAAAGAGATCATGAAAAGTCTGAATGAGTATGCCGATTTTGCCACTGATGAGATGAAGAAAGCAGTAAAAGAGTCTTCCAAAGCAATCCGTAAAGAAATACAGGCCACTGCTCCAAAAGATACCGGAGCATATGCAAAAAGCTGGGCCATCAAGACGCAGAAAGAAACATCTGATTCTATTGACCAAGTGGTTCATTCCCGAAACCGATATCAGCTTGCGCATCTTCTGGAAAACGGGCATGCCAAGCGTGGTGGCGGCCGGGTTCCAGGCCAGCCACATATCAAGCCGGCGGAAGAAAAAGGAAAAGAGCAACTCGTGGAGGATATTAAACATGCCTTATCTCACACATGAAGAAGTTAAAGCAATGGTAGAGGAAACTGGGCTTCCGTCTGCATATGATCACTTTGCGGAAGGTGAATCTCCAGATCCTCCATTTATTGTCTTTCTATTTCCAGGCTCGGATAACTTTTCAGCCGACGGAATCCCCTACTACAAGCAGAACATTCTGCATATAGAGCTTTATACAGACACAAAAGATCCAGACCTAGAAGAAGCGGTGGAATCCATCTTGGATAGTCACCGCCTTTTTTATGACAAAAGCGAAGTCTGGATTCCTGGTGAACAGCTCTATGAGGTGCTCTATGAAACGGAGGTATGATCATGAGCAAGAACAAAGTAAAATTCAATCTTTGCAACGTTCATTATTCGTTGCTCACTTATAACGATAACAATGAACCAGTATTTGGCACACCTGTAGCCATGCCAGGTGCTGTTTCTCTGTCACTTGACCCGAATGGTGAGCCGTCCAGCTTTTATGCAGATGGCATCGAGTATTACGTAATCAATAACAACATGGGCTATGATGGCGACTTCGAACTGGCCTTGATTCCGGAAGACTTCAGAACTGATGTACTGAATGAAGAAAAGGACACTAACAACGTTCTCATCGAGAATGCACTGGTTTCCACTAACCCTTTCGCATTGCTGTTCGAGTTCGACGGCGACCAGAAAAAGATCCGTCATGTCATGTACAACTGCAACGCAGCTAGACCATCCATTTCTTCTCAGACAAATGAAGAAACTAGAGAAGTTCGCACTGAGACACTTAGCCTTAAAGCAAGACCTCTGGAGAATGGACTTGTAAAAGCAAAAACCGGAGATACAACCACTGATGCGGTTTACAACAACTGGTATAACGAAGTTTATATGCCGGCGGGAAGTGCAGTAGCGGATCTGACAGTTGAAGGGAGTCAGGATGCATGAGTCTGACTAAAACCATTGAAATCAGCGGGCAGCAGGTGACATTTAAGGCATCTGCAGCTATTCCGCGGATTTACAGGATCAAGTTCCAAAGAGACATCTATAAAGATCTCGCCAGCCTGGACAAAGCCATTTCAAAAAGTGATGAGAATCACTCTGACCTGGATATTCCAAGCCTAGAGATGTTTGAGAACATTGCCTATATCATGGCTAAGCATGCCGATAACAATGTGCCGGATTCCGTTGAAGAATGGCTTGACCAGTTCGATACGTTTTCCATCTATCAGATCCTTCCAGAGATCATTAAGCTCTGGGGACTGAATATGGAATCAGAATCAGAGGCTAAAAAAAACTTCATCCCACCGAGCGTGAGATGAATACTCCCCTTTTCATGTTGAGGTG